CCGTGAATCGACGGGCCAACTCGTTGCGCAACTGCCGCCGGCGTTACCGCTCGGCTGGTCGCCGCCGGCGGGGATTGTGGTGCACGATCTGGCGACGACAGCCGGCCGCACCTGGGAGCAGCCCGCGCCGGCCACGCCGCCAACGCCCGCGAGCGTCGGCGACCTCGCGCTGCGGAGGGCGCTGGCCAAAACCGGAAAGCACCGCCGCGTGATCGAGGAAGCGATCCAGGGAATCGCAGATGAAGCACAGCGCGATTCGATGATCGACTGGTGGGATCGCCGCGTCGAGATTCGCCGCGACGAGCCGGAACTGCGAACGCTGGCTGGGCTCCTCGGTATGACCGATGCACAGATGGATCAAGCGTTTCGCACGGCTGGCGGTGTCCAGTGATCCGCTCACTCCTCCGCACGATCGGTATCCGCCCTGACCCCGGCCTCGTCGGCAGCCAGCCGCGTTCGCCGCGGTGGCCGTCGGTCCGCGCGGCCCACCTGCGGGCGCATCCGACTTGCGCCGCGTGCGGGTCCCGCGACGAGCTTGAGGTCCACCACGTCGTGCCGTACCACGTCGATCGCTCCCGAGAGCTCGACCCGTCCAACCTGCTCACGCTGTGCGCGACACCGTGTCACCGCGTGCACGGTCACCTGATGAGCTGGAAGCGCTGGAACGTATCGGCGGTGGCCGATGCCGCGGCGTACCTCGCCCGGCTGGGGGCCGCGAAAACCCGGGGTTGACGTTCGGGGGCCGATTCGCACACTGGACGGGCGTTCACGGAGGACGCCATGCCGACGATGCCCTCGATGCCGATGCCCGGTTGCTTGATGCACGGCACTGGGACGAACACTGTTTGGGACGTGCCGCGCGGAACCGTGGTGCTGCCTCCCGACTGGAATCTGGTGCCGCAGTCTGGGCCGGAGAAGTGCCCGCCGCACGATCACCTGCTGGGGATCACGACCCACGCCTATCACGTGGGGATGCACGGCGAAGGCCGGAGGGCGGCGGCCTGGCTCGACCGGGTGGACACGCTGCCCGAAATCGACGCGGCGGCGCGGCGGAATCGCACCTGGTACACGCTGCCGTTCTGCGGCGCAAGTGCCCAGCTCACGCTATCGCGCCCGCACGCTCCCGGGTGGAATCCGCTCAACCCCACGATCTGCTTCAACGGGGACACGCTGGTGGCGGTGGTTCGCGAGTGCAACTACCGGCTTGACGGCCACACCTACCTGATGCTCGACGACAGCGGGCCAGCTCCGGAGTGGCGGCCCGATGCCCCACTGCGGAACGCGGCCACCCTCGTGCTGGCGACCAAGCCGCCGAATTGGATCCGTGACGGACGGGACGCCTTCGTTGCGGTCGGGAGGTCGCTGCTGGAAATAGGCCTGCCCGAGCCGGCCTACGAGCGATCCGGAGTGGCCATCCACGGGCCCGAGGATTACCGGATCCTCCGGCTGGCGGATGGGTCGTACCAGCTCTCCGCCACGGTGGTGGACAGCGCGTCGCCGGGCACGGCCGGGATCGCCAGGATCGGCGTTTGCCGGTGGACACCCGGGGCCGCCGAGCCGATGAGCCCGATGGTCGTGCCCCCCGAGCCGTTCCATGGGAGGAACGAGAAGAATTGGGCTCCGATGGAGGGGATGGAGAACACGTTCCTCTACGCCGCCAGCGAGGAGGGCCATGCGGCCACGGTGCGGCTGGTCGATGGGGTGTGGCGCGTGGCGAAGCACGCCCCGGCGCCGCCAATCGCCAGGCACCTCCGCGGCAGCAGCCAGTTGCTCCGCGTGCCCGAGGGGTGGCTGGCGGTGGTCCACGAGTCGATCGACTGCAAGGAGGGGCGGATCTACGAACACCGGATCGTCCTATGGGACACCGACCTGCGGATGCTCGGCATTACCGAACCGTTCCGTCTGAGCGGAAAACGGGGCGTGGAGTTCTGCGGCGGGGCGGCCATCCGTTTCGGCGACGATCCAGCCGGCGATCGGCTCTTTGTCAGCTACGGCGTGGACGATTCGAGCTGCTGGGTGGCGTCGATCAGCATGGATCTCGTGTACGGGCAACTGCGAAACCCGCTCGTGCCGATGCAGGCCGGACTGACGTGGATGGGCGACGAGGCTGTTGGGTGGGGTCGGCGAGCGGTGCGGGGTGATCCGCTCCGCAGGGGGGCTCCTACGGGGCCCCCCCGGGCCGGCTGGGTGGTGTCGGCGAGCGGGGGGGGGTGATCCGTGAGCCGCCCCACAATCGCCGTCTACGCGCTGGCGCGAAACGAGGCGGCTGCCGCGGCCCGATGGGCGGAATCGGCAGCCGCGGCCGATCTGCGCCTGGTCACCGACACGGGCTCGAGCGACGGCACGGCGGACGTGCTCCGCGGCGCCGGGGTGACGGTCCACGAGGCGGCGATCCTGCCGTGGCGCTGGGACGTCGCCCACCAGGCCAGTCTGAACAACGTGCCGGCCGCCGTCGATCTGTGCATCCGCCTCGATCTCGACGAAACGCTCACTCCCGGCTGGCGAGCCAAGGTCGAAGCCGTGTGGGCGGCGCAGCGATTCACCAGGCTCCTCTACCGCTACCGCTGGACGGGCGACGGAGTTCGTCCGGAGCTGGTCATCCCGATGGACCGGATCCATTCGCGGGACGGCTACGTGTGGAGCGGTGCGACCCACGAGGGGCTGGTGCGGTGGAGCGGCGAGGAAGTGCAGGCGCAGCTCGACGAGCTGCTGGTGCTGCACCACCGCGACCAGGCCAAGGTGCACGCCACCGACATGGCCCTCCTGTCGCGAGCCGTGGAGGAATCACCCCACGATGCCCGGATGCGGTGGTACTACGCCCGCGAGCTGGATTTTGCGGGGGCCCCGGAGGCCGCCAAGCAGTTCGCCGCCTACCTCAAGATGCCCGGGGGCGCCCCGAGCGAGCGGGCCTACGCCGCGATCCGGCTGTCCCTCCTTCTCCCGGACGAGGCTCGGCTGTGGCTGCTGCGCGCGACCGCCGAGGATCCGACGCAGCCGGAGGCCTACTGCCGGCTCGCCTACGACGCACTCACCAAGGGCGATCCTGTGCGGGCCCTCGCCTGGGCCCGGCAGGCGGTGGCCTGCCCGCGGTCGGCGATGGATCACACCTCCGACGCGCGGGCCTTTGGCGTAGAGGCGTGGCGGCTGGCCTCCCAGGCGGCGCTGCAAGCCGGCCGCTATCGGGAGGCGGCGTTTCACGCGGCGCGCGGCCTCAAGCTCGACGGCGACGACGCCGAGCTGCGGCGTGTGGTGGAGGTGCTTGGGTCGGCGACTGACGGACCACGGGGGTGACCATGCCAATCGACATCGCTCCCGACCTCCAGGCTGCCGACTGGCTGGCCGCGGCCATCACCGCGCACCAGTTCGGCGGACCGGCGGTCAACCAGCGGATCACGGCGCAGGTGTCGTTCACCCCGATCAGCGAGGGCGAGAGCCTGTCGGTGCTCCGTTGCCTCGTGGTGCCCGGGAGTATGGAAATCCAGTTGGGGCGTGCGGCCGATCCGCACACCTACCCGATCCACGTGTTTCTGAAAAAGGTGTCGGCCACCGACGTGCAGGTTCGTGAGGTGGTGCGTATTCGGACGCTGATCCAGGACGCCGTTCGGTCCGGGTTGTTCCCGCGCTCAATCACCGTGGCCCCTGGCAACGTGGTCGTGCTTCCGGAAGGTGTCGCCATGTTCGATCTGGAGGCCGATGCCGGCTGGGACCAGGACGCCATGAGCGGGGCGAGGATCTTCGTCGCCCGGGTGACGGTGGTGTTCAAGGCCCTGTTCGACAAGGTCCCCGCCTGATGCTCGCCAGCCAGCTCCACGACCGCGCCAGTCGAGCCGCTGCCGTTCGCCGGAGGGCCCGGGGCGGCGTGGGTGGCGCCACCGGGCGCACGCAGGTGAGTATCGGCTTTGGCAGCCGAATGTTGTTCCGCAACCCGCTGGCGGGCGGATTCCGCATCCCGGGGTTGATGGTCACGGTGTCGCCGTCGATGTTCTTCGACAGGCGCGAGGTGCAGGCGGCGCTGGCCGTGTGCCAATACACGGCGCTCATGCGAGTGGGCGGGCGGATTCGCGACTACGCCGTCCACTCAATCCGGCAAGTCGGTCTGGCACGGCGGCCGCTACGGATCCAGGTGATGAACCCGGGCATCCCTGCCGGCCAGCTCGCCTCAATCCCCAACCTCCGCCAGAGCACGCGCCGAGCGCTGATTCAGCGGGCATGGGAAATCCGCAACCGGCCGCCGTCACCGCCAGGCACTCCCCCGCACACCCACGTGCCGTTTTCCCACATGCTCGGGTTCCGGCGAAACCTGTTGTACGGCTACGACCGCGTCCGCCACGTCGTGGTTGTCGGGCCGGCCGCTCGCGGCGATTCGCCTACGCTCCCCGGCCTGCACGAGTTTGGCGGCCGGCGACTGGAGCAGCTTTTCGCCTGGCAACTGCGCTATCCGCGGACGCTGCCAATCGTCCGGTGGTTCCCCCGCGACCAGGCGCCGTACAGCAACCAGTGGGTGCCAACCGGGGTGACGCGCCGTCACGTCTACCCGCCGCGGCCGTTCATGGCCCCGGCCCTGCACCGGGCCATTGTCCGCGGCGATCTGGCACGAGCGTTCCGCGGGACGTTCCGCCACGCCACGGTTACCGGCGGGTTCCGCGGGTGACGGGGGTGGTATACTGAACGCGCTTTCACTACCTCGCGAGTGCCCTCCGGGAACCTGCTCATGCCCGCCACCGGTCGCGTCTATCGGCTCGGGAAGGATCAGACGTTCGACTTCGCCCACGCCGACGGTGCGGGAGTTATCAACGCCAACACCCGCAACACCGAAGAGACTCAGGAGACGGCGGCCGAAGCCCGCGTCACCACTCGCGGCAGTGATGAGGACGAGTTCGTGCCCGTGTGGGCCTCGCGGTCCTTCACGTGCAACGCCCTGTGGCATACCTGCCGCCTGCACGGCACCGGCCTCCTCACGGTCGGGTACAAGGCCGGGACCACGGGCAGGACAGCCACGGGCGTGTTCTTCGTCGCGTCGATCTCCAACCCGCACGAAATGGACGGTGAGGTCGTGGAAACCATCACCTTCCGGAAGCATCCCGGCTGATGAGCGTCGTCGGCATCCTCGGGCGGTTCTGCCGGCTGTTCATCAACGGCTACTTGGTGCAGTCCGTCACCGACGAGTCGATCCGCTGGGAGCCGCACGTCATCCAGTTCCAGGGCCGCGGGCAGGCCGTGCAGTCGGATCTGGTCGTCGGCGAGACGAGGGAAATCGAGTTTTCGGTGATCGACATTCGCGAGGCGACCTACCTGGCGAACCTGGCGGCATCGCGCGAGCCGGTGCAAGTCGTGTGCACGGCGCACGCCATCGCCCAGGCGGCCGACGCGATCAACTGGAGGACCCCGCCGCAGGTGGCGGTGGAGACGTTTTTCGCCACGTTCTCCGGAGGCCGGGCGACGGCCAAGCCGTTGGACGGGGCCGTCAGCACGCGGTTCGCCTTGCGTGAGTGGGGCCACCCGGTCCAGCAGTCGGCAGCTACGGAGGAGTGATGCACGCGTTCCGCGATGCCGCCGGCCGCCAGTGGACGATCACGCTCAACCACACGGCCTACATGAAGGTCTATGCCACCCAGGGCATCGACCTGGCGGATATCTCCTACGGCACGGCCGAGCCGGAGAGCCTCAAGAAGCTGGCCAACCCGTGGCACATCGGCCAAGTCCTTTGGATCTTGCTCGAGGCCCAGGCGACCGCGGCCGGCGTCACCTACGAGTCGCTCTGTGACGCGATCAGCGGCGAGGTCTGGCAACAGGCGTTCCGGGCGATCTACGACGAAATGCTTTTTTTTTGCCGTCCGGAGATGCGGCTCGTGCTGCGCGCGCTGATGGATCGCGCGGACAGGATGGCCAGCGACCCGGCGACGGAGACGATGATCCGGGAAAAAATCGACGAGGCTTTTCCAACACCTACCGCCTCTTCTGCGAGCTGGCCGGAATCGTCGGAGTCCACCCCGGCGAATGGTCCCTCCGAGCCCTCGACTACGCCGCCGCCGCCGCCCGATCCGAGCGGTGGGATCACACCTCCGCCACCATCGCCACCAGCTACGAAATCCGACGCGACAAGGACAAGCGATCGACGCCGTTCACGGCGGCAGAGTTCCATCCGTACGCGCCGCCGCTGACGCGGGCCTCCGCGGAACCGGTCGAAGGCATCCCCACAGACTCGGGCGAGCTCTAAATGGCCACTGGAAGCGCGGCAGGGATCAACGCCGGTGGCGCAACCGTCACCGTCGGCACCAACCACGGGCCATTCGACCGTGGCATGGGGCACGTCTACAGGCAGCTCACGCACTTCCAGCAGATGCTCCGCCGGATCGGCACGCAGATGACGGTGGCCGGAGCGGGGCTGGGGTATCCGCTGGTGCGGGCAACCCAGGCCGCCGCCGGCTTCGAGGACGCCCTGCTGGAGCTCCAGGCGAGCGTGCCCGACGCCACGCCGCAGCAGCTCAAGGCGGTGCGTGACGAGGCCATCCGGCTCGGGCAGGCCATGGGGGCCACCCCAACGGAAATCGCCCAGGCCTTCGCCATGCTCACCAAGGCCGGCATGTCGGTCGAGGAGGCGATGGGGGGTGCGGCGAAGAGTGCGGTGGAGTTCGCCCGCGTCAGTGGCGTGTCGGCCCAGGATGCCGCCACGTTCATGAAGGTGTCCATGAACGTGTTCGGCGTGTCGGCCGAGGAGGCGGTCAATACCCTGTCGGCCGCGGCGGACGCCAGCGAAACGTCGATCGCGTCGATGGTGCAGGCGTTCTCGCTGGTGTCGTCGGCGGGCAAGCAGTTCGGCCAGAGCCTTTTCGGGCTGTCGCAGGGGTTCGGCGCCCTCGCCCGCTACGGCATCCAGGGGGAGGAAGCCGGCACGGGGCTCAAGACCTTGTTCACCAAGCTCGTAGCCCCGACCAACGAGGCCAGCCAAGCGCTGGCGAAGTACGGCCTCACACTTCGCTCGTTCCGTGGCGCCGACGGCAACCTGCTGCCGCTGGTGCAGATAGCGGACCTGTTCGCGCAGAAGATGAAGGACGTCGATCGTGTCATCGGCGACCAGGCGCTCGTGGACGTGTTCGACGTTCGCGGCATCAAAATCATTTCGGCGCTGGCCGATCTCGGCAAGGAGGGGCTCGACGATCTCGCCCAGGCGATGGAAGCCAACCGCACCGTGTCGCAGAAGTACGCCATCATGACCGGCGGCCTGACGGGCTTCTTCATGCGGCTGCACACGGCTGTCCAGATTGTCTCCATCGCTTTCGGCGAGGCATTGTCGCCGACGCTTCAACGGGTCGGCGTGTGGCTCACCGACACGGCCAAGCGCGTGCACGACTGGATCAAGGAGTTTCCGGAAGTGGCGCGGATGGTGGCCGGGCTGACGTTCGGGCTGGTGGCCCTCGGCACGGCGTTCATCGGGCTGTCCCTGGTGCTGTCGCCGGTGCGCGCCGGGATGGTGCTGTTCGCGGGCATCGCCAACAGGGCGGTGTCTTTCGTCGGCGGTTTGGCCACTGCCGTCCGTGGGCTGTCGGTGGCGTTTGTCGGCCTGCGGGCGGCGATCCATTCCGTGCCGCTGATCGGTTGGGTGCTCGCCGGAGTCTCGGCCCTGGCTGTGTTCGGCTCGATGCTCGACAACATGTGGACGAAGAAGGGCAAGGCGGCCGGCAAGCCGGCGGGCCCGGGGGGTGGCGCCGCACCGGCGGCCAAGCCAGCCAAGAAACCGCAGCGCGACCTGTTCCGCGAGGCGATGGGGAACGCGGGCCCCACCGGCGAAGGCCGCGGCACGATGAGCGGAGAGGTGACAAGCCAGCTCGGAGTCGGTCCGCAGATTACGGTCGCCACTCGGACCGCCGACGCGACGGAGCGCGCGGCCGACGGGATCGACGAAATCGCCGCCATGATGCGCGAGGCGCAGGGGGCCGCCGACGGCCTGGTGCGCGACGCCGCCGTAGAGGCGGGCAACGTCGCCAAGACCATGACGGAGCAGCAGGCTCGCGACATGGGAGTGGTTCGGCAGGCAACTGGCCAGGTGACGACGCAGCCGCAATCGCCGCGGCAACCTGTCGGATCGGCGTCCGTGCGTGACAGCTCAAAGTGGACGGAGCGGGCGGCGGTGGCGGCGGAGGCCACGGCCGGCACCATCTACGACTTGAAGCGCCGGTTGGATCGGATGCCTGGGGTCGTCTATTCCTGACCCGGTGGGGGTGCGCATGGCCGGACTGTGGATCCCTCCGGAAATCGAGCTGCCGAGCAGCGGCGGCGGCGGCGCGACCATCGGCGGCGACGGCATCCGCTCGGACGAAATCGAGTTCCGCTGGATCGTCACCGGGAAGTCGGGGTTCACCGACGCCATGGCGTGGGCGGAAAACAAGTTCCCGGTCGTGCGTCAGGGGCGGCTGCGAACCCGCCTCGACCCCCGGCCGATGCCCAGCGCGCCAGGGTGCTGGGAGGTCGTGGCAGCCTACGCCAACGAGGGGGTGACGCCGGACACGATGACCGAGGAGGAAATGTTCTTCGGACCGCTCCGGCCGGCCGAGCTGGACTGCGAAATCGGCACGACCACCGAGCGGGTAACCCAGTTCTATTCCGACTCGTTCGATCCCGAGGCGTTGGTCAAGAAGTTCGCCCGGGAGCCCGAGACAGCCGCCAACGTGCCCGACTACAAGGGCGCGGTCGGCGTCAGCAACGACCGCGTCGAGGGCGTGGAGCGGCACGTCCCCTACGTCACGTGGACCGAAAGCTGGCAGATTCACCAGCGTGCGATCTTCGAAAACCGCCCGTATCGCGGCAAGAACGACCCCCGGCCAATTGCCGAGCGGCCACAGTTCGAGCCGAGCTTTTTCGAGCGGCTGCGGGCGATGGCCGGGACGACCAACAACAACAAATGGCGGGACTTCCCCCGGGGCGACGCGCTTTTCCTGGGGGCCAGGTTCCGCCTCCGCCGCACGGCCAGCATGACCGTGATGTCGTTCGCCTTCGCCCACCGCCAGGGCCGGAAGCCGAAAGACGATTCGCTGCCCGGTGCCCTGCGGCAGCATCGTATTGGCGACGTCAAGATTGACGAATACAAGCCCGGATTCTGGCATCTGGACATTCTCTATGACACGCAGTCCAGCGGCGCCGGCATGGTGCAGAGGCCGCGGTACGTGCGGATGGGGCCGGTCGGCCCGGAGAGCGATTTCGAGGCGTTGCGCGTCAGCTCTCAGGCGTTTCCGGCCATCGGCCTGCCTGATGTGAAGGTGCAACACTGATGAGCGGCCCGGATCCGTTCTTCTCGGCGCGTGCGGGCCAGCCGGCTTCGATCTCGGCGGAGGCCGTCAACAGCCTGTTTCGCATGGCGAGGCCCGTGGTTGGGTCGTCGCCACCGCCACCGTTGCGGCCGACGCTGCCGGCGCTCTCCGCGGTGCTCGACACGTCGGCGCTGGAAACGGCCCTCGGCCGCCCGGTGCAGTTTGGCGAGGCGGTGGGGCTGCGGCCGGGTGGCGCCGTAGCGGCGGCGGTCAGTGCTGCCGTGCCGATCCCCGATCCATGGGATCCCGGCGGTGATGAGGCCCGAGTACCGCAGGCGCATCGGCTGGTGGCCTGCGGGGCCTTCGCCGCTGCCAACGGACTGCGGCCGGCCGTCACCGACCCGATCGCGGTGTGCTCCGACGCGATGGCCAAACGGTTCACCGTTGCCGGGATGGCCCTGGTTCGGGTGCGGGTCCACTCCGGTCACCACCGGTTTGCCCGCCATCCGGTGCGCCGTCCCGTGGACACGGATCAGCAGTGGGCCGACCTGCGCGGTTTCCTGGACAGCGCTTTCGCCGGGCCGGCGAGGATCATCGCCTACGTCCGCATCGTGTCGCCGCTGGACCCCACGCTGGTCGATCCGGGCTCGGTCACGCTCGTCTACCCCGCCACCGCCGTGCTGTGGGCGGTGGTGGCCCTGTGAGGGCACCGCATGGCCTCGTGGCTCGTGCCGACCAACCACCCCCGCTACCCGGGCCAGCCGGCGCTGGAATGGGCCACCGATCCAGCCTGGAGGGCGGGGCTCGGCCAGCCGGGCACGGCGAGCCAGCAGTCGGCAACCTCCGCCACGCCAGTGCTGGGGGTGAGCGGCGAGCTGCCGGCCCAGGGCAGCCTGACGGTCCGATTGCCCGGCCCGGCCGTGGTCGAGGTCCTTCGCGAGACGGCGATCCCGGGCGGAGCCCTGCCCGATGACCGCTTCTTCCCAGGTTCGTCCACGGCCAGCTTCGTGCGCCTCCGGCTGACGGTGGCCGGCCAAACCAGCCAGGCGGTGGTCATGGGGGGGCCGCCGCGGCGTCTGGTGGCTGGGTGGGTGCTCGCCGACTCCGGGGCGGAGTTCGTGGCCGTGCTGTGCGCCGGGGACTCAAGCGATCGCCTCCCGAGCCTGTCCTCGGAATGGCCAGGCCGGCCGGCCGGCTTGGTGCTCCGCTCCCGCGAGTTCGGGGCGGGGAACACTGCCATCGCCATCGCCGGCAGCCTTCCCGATCCGGCCCCGGTGACGCTGGAATGGTCGCTGCCAGCTCCGGCGACGGAGACGGCTGGCTGGTTTGGCCGGCCGGGGGCGGCGGGCGACTCCGTGGCGTTCGCGCCCGACGCCGGCGGGCCGCGGTCACGGTGGTCGGGCGGTTTCGCGTCCAGCCTCCACCGGGCGGCAGCCCTCGGCCACGCCTCGGCTGGGATCAGCAGCGGCCGGCAGCTCGCCGTGCTTGATGCCGTAGGCCATCCCGAGTTGGGCGAGCAATACCTGCCGCGGCGGTGGTTGTGGCTGACGGGGGCGCTCGATCGCACCGCACTGCCGTTCCTGCCGGCGGCGCACGCGGCCTACCCCGGCGAGGGGCTGCTGGTCCCGCCGCCGCAGCCGAGTCACCTGTCGGCCGACACGGCCGCCAACGCGAGGCTGACACGCCTGCGCATTGCCGTGGCCGGCGACATGAGCGGCGACCTGGTCGGCAATCCGCCTCCGCCCGGGGTGATTTTTGACCGCGTCGAGGTCGAGGCGGCCGTGCTCGACGGCGCCTTCAACGAGTACGTCGCCACGTGGACCAACATTCCCCGGCTCGTGTCCGGCGGATTCGAGGCCCGCCAGTCGCGGGCGGTGGTCTGGATTCACCGCCACGAGGCTGGCAATTGGGACGAGGCCACCGACCCCGATGCCGCCACGCACGAAATCGGACTGGTCATTCGCATCGGTTTGGAACTGCGGTTTGCGGATGCCGGAGGGGTGCTGCGCACCTGCTGGGTGGCAACCGCTCGGCGATGCAACGAGGCTACGGCCGCTGCGGTGTTTGCAGGCCAGGCCACGGGTTTAGCGCTCCCCGCCAGCGGGGCGGGGCTGTTGATCGAGGCCATTGGACCATGAGGGTGACATGCCAGCGAAGAAATCCACCGGCCTGTCCGACTTGCTCGCCAGCGCGGTGGCGGAAGCGAGGGGCGACGCGCGCAGGAAAACGTGGTTCGACCGCCTGCCCGACGAGCTGCGAGACGACTTGCTCGAAGCGCGGCGCGGCTGGAAGGCCGGCGAAGGGCATTACGTCGGCCTGTCGAGCTACGCCATGGCACGCTCGGTCTGCAAGGCGCTCATGAAGTCTGGTCGCCCGTCGCCCCGGCCGGAGGCTATCCGCACATGGCTACTCGACTGACCGATCGGCTGGCCGAGGCCGTAGCCGAACAGCACGCGCAGCAGACGCAGCCGGACGGCCGCGCGCCGCACTTCACCACGCGGACCAACGGCGACACGACCGAGCACACGAGCGTGTCGGCGTCGATCCGCACGGTCGAGGACCTGCTGGCCCACATCCAGGCCGACATGACGCGTTTCGAGGTGGCGGCGAGCGAAGCCACCAAGTGGGACGTCGCCACAAAAAGCCCTTCCGGGCAGGTGACCGTCACTGAGCTGCATCGGGTGTGGGTCCGCCTCAAGCCACGCGGCGGGCCGGGCATCACCGAGGCCGTGGAGGCCATGGTGGCGGCGGCACGGAAAAGCCTGCGGTCGCGGCCGCGGCAGGCGCACCGCCGCACGCGAGAAGGGCTGTGGCAGGTGCTCGTGGTCGCCGATCCGCATTTCGCCAAGTACGCCTGGGGCCGGACCACGGGCTGGGAGGACTGCGACCTGGCCGTGATTGACGCCCGCGTCCGCGGGGCCGCCGGCCAGCTCTGCGACGAGGCCGATTCGCTGTTTCGCCCCGTCCGCCGCACGGTGGCCCTGCTCGGTGACGTATTCCATTACGACACTCCCCATGGCACCACGACGTCGGGCACGCCGCTGGAGCGCGACGGGCGGCTGCCGAGGATGGTGGACGTGGGGATGGACGCCGTCCTGTCCATCGTCGAGCGCTCGGCGGAGACGTGCCAGACCGACGTTCTGGTGGTCGCGGGCAATCACGACGAGGTGCTGTCGGTCGTCCTCCACAAGCTCCTGCGAATCCGGTTTGCGGGCGACCGCCGGATCAGCCTCCATCCCGGGCTCACCAACCGGGTCTATCTCGAGCACGGGCGAAACCTGATGGGATTCGCCCACGGCCACCGGGCCCGCGATCGGCTGGCCACGCTCATGCCGCTGGAGGCTTCCGCCGCCTGGGCTCGGTGCCCGTACCGCGAGTTCCACACCGGCCACCTGCATGGCCAGCACGCCCGCGTCGAGCGGCCGATACAGACCGTCCAGGGGGTGGTCGTTCGCACGGCGCCGAGCCTGTGCCCTCCGGACGATTGGCATGCCAACGCCGGCTTCGTGGGGAACCGGCTGGCCATGGAAACTTTCCTGTACGGCCCGGAGGGTGGGCTTGACGGGATGCTCGTGGCGGGTCCAAATGTACGCCCGTCCATTACCACAAAGGTGGAGCCGTGCAGCCTGCCAACCCCGGACCGACCGATCGCCGCCCCTGGGTCTACATCGCCTCGCCCTTCACGAAGGGCGACCAGGCGCTGAACCTGCGGTTTCAGTGCCGCGTTTGGGACGGCCTGCTCGCCAGTGGTGTGGTCTGGCCGATCGCTCCCCTCTGGAGCCAGACGCAGCATCTCGTCGCGCCGCGGCCGTGGGCCGAGTGGATCGAGTACGACCTGGCCCTCATCGAGCGTGCGGCGGACGCCGTGCTGGCCCTCACTGCCGTGTGCGAGCGGATGGGATACTCCGAGTCGCGCAGCAAGGGGCGTGACGCCGAGGTGGCGGCGGCGAAGCGGTTCGGGAAACCCGTGTTTTTCCAGGTGGGCGCCCTGCTTGATTGGGCGGAGCAGCAGGTCGGCAGGCCGTCGCGGCAGCGGAGGCCAGCGACGTGGTGGACGGAGTCGCCAGCAGCAAAGGCCGCGAAATGAGCGTCACCGATCGCCCGCCGTTCTGGTTGGTGGGTCTGGCCGGCCGGATCGGCCACGGAAAGGATGCGGTATGCCGGATGCTGGCGGAGGAAATGCCGCAGCTCCACGTCCTCATGGTGGGTTTCGCGGACCCGCTCTATGCCGGCTTGGCGGCGATGCTCGGGTGCGACGAACACGTGCTGCGCGAGCGCACGACCAAGGACGGCCGGATTGGTCGCTGCCCTGTGCCTGTGCGGCAGGGCCTCCAGTCGTTCGGCAAATGGGCTCGGCAGCAGGATGAGCGGTGGCTGATCGAGCTGGCGGAGTGGCGGATCGGCCACGCGGTGCCGACGCCGGCGGTGGTGACCGTCACCGGGTTGCGCAGCGCCAACGAGGCCGACTGGGTCCATTCGCTCGGCGGGCAGGTGTGGTACGTCCGCGACGTGGGGCGGCCGGCCGCGCACGACGACGAGGACGAGGTCGAGCGCGGCCTGGCGGCGCACGACGTCGATCGCTGGCTCGGGTGGGACAGTCGCCACGGCGACATTGGGAGCCAACTGGCTCCGCTCGTGCGTGAGTTGATCGGCTCGGGCACGTTGGCCACCTGAATTGTTGTTCATCGCCTATAATGGGGGGCGGCATGTGGCGAGCGCCGGACCCCGATCGGTTTCGTGTTGTCGCGGGAGGGCTCTGTTCGCTGGTGGCGCCGCGAGACGACGGAGTCCATCCCCACGTGTCGGGCGTGGAGCGTGTGGGCGTGGGGTCGATCACGACGCGGCATCGGATTTCTCTGGTGGAGCTGGTGGCGTTTCGCGACGGGCTTACGGTCGATCAGGTGCGTAGGAGGCTCGGGTGCCAGCGACGTTCTCCGCCTCGGCGTCGGTCGCGGTCGCGTTCGGGCTGACCGACGACCCGGTGATCGGGTCGCGCTCCGAATCGTTTGGCATCGGCACCACCGATGCCGTCGGCGACGGCACGGGCGCGTTGCAGGCCAATGCCGGCTACGTCAATCGCTTCGCGATCCCGGCCGCCACCACCCTGGTGCTCGACCTGACGAATCTCCCGGACAGCAAGCTGGGGTTTGGCGGCGCCGTGTCGTTCTCTGCGGTCAAGTCGCTGACCGCCATCAACCAGTCGCAGGCCGGGACGGCGGATCTGCTGTTCGGCACGTCCGGGGCGGCCGCGCCGAGCGGATACGCCGCCTATCTCGAGGCCGGGGGCGGCGCCACGCAAACCACGGCGTGGCGCACGGGCCGGCCGGTGACCACGGCCACCAAGCTGCTCCACGTGGCCAACGTCGGCGCGGTGGCTGCGGTTCTCGACTTGGCGATCGTGGGCGTGGGCACCTATCTCGACACGTGAGGACGGACAGCATGGTCGCGACCAAACAGATGGCTCCGGCAAGGTTCGTCGCCGCCGTCAACGAGTTTGTCGCTGAAGCGCGGGCGGAGGCTCGCGACGGTGGCGGGCTGACGTGGGAGGAGTTCGCCGGTCTGACGGAGAAGTTCCTGGCCCTGGTGGTTGCCGCGGCGGAGGTGACCGGTTCCCCGGGCGTCCAAAAAAAGGCGTGGGTGATGGAGGCCGCCGGCTACCTGTTCGACGTGCTGACCCCGCTGGTGGTCCCCGTCTGGCTGCTGCCTGCGTGGTGGGCGGTCAAGCGACCGGCCCGCGAGCTGTACCTGGCGGTCGTGTCGCGCGTCGTGGAAATGCTCGTGGGTCGGCTGCCTGATACCCCGGAGGTGCAGACGTGACGGTGCCCCAGGTGGTGGCGTGGCTGTTTCCGCCGCTGGCGCTGGCCGCCGGCGTGTGGCTCCTGCTTCGGTCGCGGGCCGGGTCGGCCATGCGCCCGTTCGGTGGCGCCACGGGATCGCAGCCGGTTCGGCCGGCTGCCGATCGAGTCGGCGGGGAGGACATGGTCCAGGCGGTGGCCGCCCTCCAGCGCGTGCTCGCCTACCTGGCGGGCCGGGGCCGGCTGCGGCAGGCCGATGCCGACGCGGCCCTCGTGCTCCAGGCCAGCGTCATGGAGGCCTCCGTGGCCCCGGCGATTCCTGCCCCGCCGGCTTCGAACGGGGGTGCCGCGTGAGGGAGCTGGGGATCGCGCTCATCGCCGCCTCGCTGCTGGTCGCCGGGATCCAGGGGTGCCCGCAGGCCCCGGACGTCCCCCCGGGTCCCCCGCCGCCGGTGACTCCGGACGCGCCGGATGCGCCGGAGGATCCGCCCGGGCTGTCGTTTCGCGGGCTGGCCGGTGGCCCCACGTTCCAGGCCGACATGGCCCTGCTCCGCGACCTGACGGCCGAAATGGCTGCCGTGGTGGATTGGGACGGCTCTGGCAAGCCGCCGCCGGAGGGGCCGGGGACGGCCTCGATCACCAACGCCGGCCACCTGGAGCGGCTGCGGGTGCTCGCCATGCGTGGCCATGCCCGTGGCGTGACCGTTGGCGAGCGGCATCCCCGCGTCCGCGAGGCCATTGGCCGCTATCTCGATGCCCAGGTCGGCACCAGCGGCCGGCCGCTGACGGCGGAATCCAGGGCGACCCACGTGGCCGCCCTGCTGGCGATCAGTCAGGCGGCCGCTGCCGCCGCCACCAGTAGCGAGGTAGCTGATGGCCGACCGGCGGCTGAATGACGAGCAAATCCGCGAGCTGGTGCTGTCGTGCGTGATGGCGGCCGTGGTGTGGTTGGTGTGCGCCCTGCTGATGCGTGGGGGCTGACCATGGTCGCCGCCGTGTGGATCCTGTCTGCGTGGCTGGCGGCCGACCTCATCACTGGGGTCGTGCACTGGCTGGAGGACCGGTACGGGGATCCGTCGTGGCCGGTGGTGGGTCCGTTCGTCGTCGGCCCCAACCAGGTGCACCACCGCGACCAAACGGCGTTTCTGGCGGGCGGCTGGTGGCATCGCAACTGGACGACCTGCGTGCCGGCGTGGACCGCTGCCGCCATCTGCCTCGTGGCCGGCTGGCTCTGGCTGGCGGCTGTGGCGGGGTTCGCCGGACTGGCCAACGAGGTGCACGCGTGGAGCCACCAGCGGTGTTGCCGGCCCATCCGGGGGCTCCAACTGCTCGGCCTGCTCGCCTCGCCCGAGGACCATGCCAGGCACCACCACGCTCCGTTCGCCGGCCATTTCTGCGTGATGAGCGGGATCCTCAATCCAGGGTTGGAGGCCATCGGGTTCTGGCGAGCGGCGGAGTGGCTCGTGTCGCTGGCGGGAGCCGCGCCGCGACCGGAGCGGCAGGCTGGGTAAGCGAGGAGTCGCCTGAATCGCCGTGGCCCTATTCCTCATCTGAAAGGCGTTGGCATGAAGATCAGCAGGAGCGCGTGGCTGTGGGTGGCGGGCGTCGTGCTCGTCACGGCGGCGGCGGTGTCGGCGTCGTGGACGATCCGCAGTCCATCCCGAGCCGGCATGGCGGGCGGGTGGATCGACAATCCCGCCGAAACCGATCGCCTGCTCGGCGAGCTCGAGCGACCGACGTTCCGCGAGGCCGGGGCGGACGCGCTGGCGAAAGCACAGTTCCGCGACACGT